ATGAAACCGCCACCAGTGTTTGTAAAAGAATCGTGTACCGCCGTCACCTATCATGCCGCATTTATGGCAGCGCCACTTAGCCAAGGGTTACCACCGCGTACCAAATAGCAATTACAGACGCGGCAACTCCGACGACTGCTAGGACCGTTTCGGTGTCTGCTTTCACGTCCCTAGTCTACGCTCGGGAAAAGGCTTAGGGTTGAAAGGTAGAAATCCAGCATCGCGGTTCTCCCCTTCTCCGTCACACGCCACAGCATTTCCTCCGCGTTGAACACCATGAACCCGGCTGCGTAAAGATTCCCTTTCAGAGCGACAGCGGAAATGTCAGGCTGCGGGAAAGTACCCGTTGCGCTCACCTCTATCAGCGCGTCGTAGCCTGCCTGAGTCAGTTCGGTCATGACTCGTCCATAATGAACGCAGCCAGTTCCAGAGCCTTAATCAGTTCAAGCACGTCCTCCCGGCTCAGATATTCGTGAGTCCACTCATACTTGAATTCACCGATCCTCTTGAACCTTTTCATGCCAATGGAAGCGGTTTCGCCTTGTAACACGCTGACAATGATCGGCTCCGCAAACTCCCCGTTAACCGTGATCTCAACGTCGTTCATGATTCCTCCTTTGTGGTCTGCCTCATCAGTGCCGGGAGACTATTCCCGACAGACCCGCCGAAGCGGGTTTCGGCTCAAATCGCATTAGCCAGAGCAGCCGCATAACCATCCGAAGGAACCAGACCGTAGCGGACCGCGATACGGTTCAGAGCCTTTGTAGCCTGATCGGCCTGAGCAGTGTTTTTCGTCGCTGCGTGTTCGTGGCGCGCCAGCACGATGAGCGCGTTATCAATCGCAATCAGATCGTCGCGGGTCAATTCGTTCAGTTCGTTGATGTTCATTTCAGTTCCTCCCTGTCGCCTGTCTCATCAGGTGCGGTAGGCGATCTCCGCACGACCCCCGAAGGGGTTTCGACTTAGAAATGAGGATCGAGGTAATCCTTCGCGTACCCGACCACGAGAGCGCCGTACCACTGCTTACGTCCCTCCCGCACGAGCAGGTACTCAACTCTTCCATTATGGCAGGTTGCCGGACGGAAAATCGTCGGACCATTCCAGTCATTTGCGCGAATGTGGATTTCCTTGATCTGACCCTTGCGAGTTCCGGACTTGTATCGGATCACTGCACTGACAGTCTCAGCGTATGAATCGCTCCCGGTGTAGAAGGTACAGGGATCGCCAGCCTTGATTTCCGCATCCGTGTAAACGCGGCGGGTTTCGGTCATCGTATTCATTTCGGTTCCTCCCCTAGTCGGTTTGTCTTACAGGTCTAACAATACACACCCGTATGACAGACGCAAGAGGTTCCAGAAAAAAACTTTGGCGAGTCGTCCCAAATGTCCGAATTACACCCAATTCTCCTCACGATGTGACCACATGTGAGCCGCGAAATCCGTCCCATCCCCAGCCACAACCACCCGCGCACGAGGACGCCGCCAACCCCCAAACTCAACCGAAACCTCAGCAAACGGCACCCGCACCCCACACACAGGACACGACGCGTAAATCATGTGAGGGTGAACCGTGTCCAACGGAACATCAAACTCACCCCTCATCCGCTACAGCCTTCCGGATGCTGTGAACCTCATACCTTCCCCGTTCCCGGCGAATCAAGCCACGCTGCGACCATTTCCGCAGCGACCTAGCCGAAACCCCGCAATACTGCGCCGCAGCCTCAGGATCAAGCCACAACTCCGACAAGCGACTAGACGCCACCACATGAAGCAGACGCTCCACCGGCCAAACCGTCCCACAAACCCGGCACGTCACCTCACCCCCGAAATCCTCACCCGACACCATCAACACCCGGCCACACTCCCCATCAGCCGTGTCAGTCGGACACGTCACCCGCCAAGCAACCGGGGAACGCAAATTAGCGGCATCCTTCGCGTGCTGCCGCAAACCAGCCACCTCATGAAAAAACTCCCGATACGCCGGATGCTCCACCGCCGCGCGCTGATTCCATTGGCGCAGAAACCCGACGATCCCCGCCAGCGCGTGATGAGCCGCACTGCCTCTGTTCCGCGCAGCCGAAGCCACCCCATACGGCACCAGATCGAAAAACCCCCGCCAATCCCTCTCCCACGACTCCAAAACCGTGACGTACTCGAACGCACCGATGGCATCCAGCGCGCCAATCCGGACACCTAGCGGCTGCTCCGTCGAACGGGTAACACCGGACTTCCCCGGAATCAGTTCAGCCTTATCCCGGAAATCCATAATGTCGGTCAGGTTCCTTGATGCGCGGAGAACGCACTTAGGACACGTCGCGTCCTCGCAAGCGTATTTGCATATTTGGCAGTTCACGATGACCGCCTGCAAAGAGCGCACGACCCGGAGCCGCGAGGGTCGCCATGTTCGCAAGGCTCAGCAACCTGCTCCATGAAAGTCACTGGTCGGGATGGTGCCGGTTTCACTGCCGGTTCATCTAGCCACCGCTCCTGATTAAGCCAAGTCGTCGGATGCAGAGTGAACTCAGGCAATCGCTTAGGGTCATCACGATAAGACCTAGCGGCATTTATGAGCATCTGTGGATCATTCTCCTTCAATGCGACTAGCCAGGACTGTAAAGCCTTCTTGCGTGCAACCCGTTTGGGATAGACAGACCAGAACTCATCAAATGATGATTCTTCTTTAAGTAAGTCTCTTTTGGTTAGTCTCTTTATGCTCATCACTGGTGGACCACCCTGGTCCACTGGCGTACTAGGGTGGTACACTGATGTACCACCTAGACCATCTGTGAACCACCTGCATTTATCGTTTTCGACCCAATGAATGTGATACTCATTAGACGAATAATCCCCGTATTCGGACATTCGCTGCTTGAAGCACAGAGCGCCGTGACCAGCCAACTCATCCACTAGACGCGTGATCGTAGGTTTGCTGACTCCCAAAATCTCAGCCAGACGACCGCGACCGGGGAACGAAGTGCGAGACTCATCCCCGTGCTTCCGTAAGACAAGCCATAAATGGATTGCCTTACCGGATAAACCATGATCCAACATCCAATGCGGAATCATTTCGAAGGGTCCGCGCTCAACCGTCGCGGCATCAGATATCCTGCTCATAGCCGATCTCCTATATCGGTCAGTCCCGGTGTTAGTCGTAAGTGACCCTTCGACTTCACCGGGACGTTTTTATTTCTTTGGCAGGAAATCCCACAGTATCACATCCGATGATTCTTCTGATTATGCGCGACCCTCACACCATGCAAGAAATCCGACAGCGTAACCTCAAACCCCATAGAGAAATTCGCAGGCTCCACCACCCGATAACCCGTAATACGTTCCGTGTCGTGGAAAACCAGCAACGCAACAGCACCACACTTCGCCGCCAACTTACGAACAATATTTGAAGGCTTATCCGGGTTCATTGTCGCCTCAATGAAATACAGCGGGTCACGGCAATAACCGAACTCGCAAACACCCACAAGGTCAACATCAATCGCCATAAACGAACTAGGCAACTCCCGACGGTGCCAATCCTGCACCGTCCGATCCTGATACAACTCGTGATTACCGATATTCATAGGCATCAGACACGACCCACAATCCGCGCACGAATCCAATCAGACACAGACATCCCAGCCTGATCAGCAGCCTCCCTAATCATCTGCTCATCAACCTCAGACACCCGGAAACTCAACATCACACCCTTAGTCACAATTCCTCCCTAAAACGGATTTTCACTAATCCACGGGTCATCCCCCGCAGACTTCACACGCTCAACCTTACGGACCGTCACACACACCCGCGACAAATCCACCGCGACCTTATCAGCGGTCACCTCAAACACAGTGCGATTATTGCCTTCCTTATCCGTGAACTCACGGGACTTCATCCGACCCGTCACAATCACCGGGTCACCTTTCTTCAAAGACTCAACACAGTTATTCGCCAAGTCACGGAACGCCGCAACCTGCCAATAAGTAGTGTCAACATCAACCCACTTATTCGAGTCTTTATCGAACTTCCGTGCAGACGTGACAACACGCATATTCGCAACCGACGTACCACTCTGAGCAAACTTCAAATCAGGATCAGCCGTCAGCCGACCCGTCAAAGTGACAGGAACACTCATCTCCTACGCTTCCTTTCCTTCGCAATTTGAACCGCATACTTACCACCCCAAATACCATCCCTGATACTCGGGTTATCAACCACATACTCGTAACACTCCCGACGAACCTCACACCCCTCACAAACCTTGATAGCCTCACGGAAAGCAAAATGGTTTTCCATCGGGTTAGTGAACTCCGGGAAAAACACTTGATGACCCACCTCCCGGCACGCCGCGCGATCCATCCACTCCGTCACTGAAACCCACCACGCTTCAACAGATCAACAGCGACACTCAGCGGCATAACACACGGCCACGAAGCGATAGACGCCGGACCGTAGCCGTCAGGACGGATAACCGCGATAGGAACCACCCCATCAGCCATGCGCTCCTGCTGCTGCCGCAGCGTCCCCGTCAAATCCAAATTCCGGCGCGCCTTAACCTCCACATCCACACCGATAACGCCAGTCAAATCCGACCCCGGACGGCCAGCACCCACCGGCTCCGCGAACGGCCAACCATTCTCCCGGAAAAACTGCGCCACGACCCGCTGACTGTCATAACCACGCTGCTTACGGCTACTCACGGCATACCCTCCCAATCAGTGCCGAACTTGTCCCACGAGTGACGCGACCAACCCTCATCCAACGCCACCTTAGGATTCTCCGTGATAAACGTGTGGCATTGACGGCACAGACACGCCAAATTCACCGGGTCAAGAATCGAACCGCCACGCGCACGCGACTTGATCTCATGCACGTCAGTAGACCGCGCCGCGTTGCAACGCTGACACACCGGGTACTCGTCCAACAGTTGCGCCACGAGACTACGCCGCTGCCGATACAGTCGCTCAGTTTTCTTAGAACGGAACCGCATCCGGAGACACCTCAGGCGTGAACGTAGCGACGAACTGAGCCGCGTAAGCCTCATACACCTCACGCGGAATCCGGCCACGATCCCCAACCTTGAAACCGTTAGCCTTACCGAACTCCCGAACCAACTTCCCCGACCGCTTATCAGCCGGAACATGCTGCATCACAACATCAGGCAGGACATACATACTGTTTTTCCTTTCTATGTAAACTGACCAACACCCTCAGCGGACCACTGCGCACGCAAAGCCGCCGAAACCGTTTGACCCGTACTCAACTGATTACGCAACGTGTTAATGCGCTCCCGGCAGGCACGATGCCTAGCCGAAGCGATCTCACACGCGAACCTTTCCCCATCCGTAGCCAGAGTCGCAAGATGCTTCCGCACCTCAACCGGACCCTCCGACCGTATAAACGCGTCAGCGTAGGCGACTTCGAAAGACTGCCGCGCCACAACCTGAGCCTCATCCAACTCCGCAAGTTCAGCAGTCGCAGCATCCAACATGCGCGACACCTCCCCAAGCCGCCGAATCACATCCATCTGCGTGACGTTCACTTACGCCACCCGTGCGGAGTCGTACACTCACCAATCATCCACGCGCCACACAAACGGCAACGCTCCACCGGACCCCTCAACTTATTTCGCGGCATCAGGGGTACTCACATCCGGGTCAGACAAGTCAACCATCCGCGAACACACGCCGCAGAAAAACACCACCCCATCCGGGGAGTAGTGGCACTCCCGGCGCGCACACCGCAAGCAGTAAAACACCTCAGCCACGGCGCATCTTCTCCCGCAAAATGATCCCCATATTCGCCTTCAAAACGCGTTCCTCCGCATCCACACAAGCCTTCCGCTGCTCCTCCACCCAACGCGCATCCCCACGGGACTCCAAAACCTCAATTCCCCACGAAGCCGCATAATCCGACAAGTCCTCCAAAACAGTGAACCCATCCCCATAAAGGTCAGCCGCCTCAATCTGCTCCTCCCGCAGCAAACCACGCAACCGAAACAGTTGATCACCCGAAGCAGGCGACCGGTCACGGCCAACATGACGAACAAACTTGACCGGAGGAACATTCCCCGGATTCCTCACGCCTCCCCCTCATCCGAACCCGGAACATAAGACTCACCAAACGTTGCGCGGTCATTACCCCGCGCGTCCGTGGCGTGCGCGTAACAAAAGACACGCTCAGCCATCCCATGATCAGTGCGGATAAACCAGTATTCCGTAGGTTTCTCACCACACCCAGACCACATGCACATGATCACTTCAACTCCTCCCGCCGCGCGGTCCATACCTCAATCAACTCCTTCCGGTCATCGTCAGCCATCGCATACCCGCCGATATCCTCCGCGACACCCATCAGCGCTTGGATCGTTTGCGCTTTCAGAATCTCAGCCGTCCACCGCGCCAACTCCGCATCACCCGCGACAGGCTTAGGATGCTCAAACGTTGTGTGTATATCTTCCTTAGACCACAAATCAAGAGCGACACCGAAACGCATAGCACTGTTCCGTATCGCGTTCCCTATCGCGCCTTTTTTGCTATCAAACGTGTCTGACCCTTGCGGTTCACCGTAGCCGTACCGTGTGACACCGCACACCGTGAGTTTGATCCACAACCCGCCATCATCATCAAACGCCGGTAAGCCGCGCTCATCAAACCCTGCCGGTTCCCACGTCCAATCCGGGTCAACCTGCAACAATCTGGCGGTCACCGCTGCGTGAGAAACGAAATCAAGCATCAACCCCGCTTTCGGCAGTTTCGATATAGCCGACGCCGGGAACGGTTCACGCAACTTCCGTGCCTGTTCCTCATTCATAACATTCCCCGATCTTCTTCCCGATGGTCAACGCGTGTGCCGCTTCCCAATGGTGGTAGCCGTGCAAAGCAGGCTTCTTCGGAAACGGGTTAATCATGAACCAGAAAACTTCTTCCTGCACATACGATGGAACCTTGAACGGACGGACACCCACATACTCCGGGTAACCGGCTCGGTCCGCATACACGTCCCACGTTGATTGAATCCACTGCGCAATTCCTGAACCATACGGACCGTCAGCCTTGTAACGGCCAGACGACTCACGCCAGAAAATGCACTTACGAACAGGCTCCCACTTCTCCTCATAGTGGAAACCCCGATACGGGGAGTCCGGAATATCTTTCGGACCCGCCGCCGCCATCACCATAAACGCCACCGATTCAATCACGCCGCAACCTCTCCAACTCGTAATCAAGGTCAGACTCCACAAGTGCCTGAGTCTGCTGTTCAACCAACTTCCGCAACCACAAATTTTCACGACGGAGACGAAGCACAAAAGACCGCCGCGACGCCTTCCCCATGTGAAAAGACAAATACGCGAGCAGGACACTCCAAACAATGAACCCAGCAATATCCATTTCGGTTTCCTCCCGAAGTTACGTCAGCCGGGGGAGAGTGACAGGAATCCTCTCCCCCGACTAACAGCCTCACCAGTGGGTAGCACCGGTATGACACACGATACACACCCTGTCAGACGAGACGCGGAGACACGCCGAAAAAGAAGATTCCCCCGGCGGACCGGGGGAGGTATCAACGCCGGGGGAACCAACGCGGGAGGAACCGCGCCGCAAACATACCACTAGGGAGCCTCCTCGAACCATTCACTCAAATCCTCAACCACCTCCGGCGCACGCTCCAAATGCGCCGCAAACCCCATAGGAGCCTTCTCCGGCTCCGGTTCAACATCACCCGACACCAGCACCGCAACCCCAGCAACCTGCCTCAGAAGGGACAAAATGGCGCGATTAGACCACTCAACGCCACGGACCTTAACCGTCACCTCCCCCACCGAAACCGTCACGTCCACGGACGACCAAGCCTCTCCGCAAGAGCCAGATACCCGATGCCGTCCACGAAGTTATCCCGGTGCTGGCCGCCTTCCCGGTGCCTAGCGCGGCTGATCTTCACCAGAGCCATCATCACGGCCACGTCATGCGCCGATATCGGTCGGCCAGTGCCAAGCCAAGCCGTCCACAACTGGCCAATCCTCCCAAGATTCTCCTCAGGGTCGCCGTACTGGTCGTGCCGGTCACCCATAACCGCTTTCGTTGCGTCAGCGAGAAGAGCAGGATCAATCACGCAAATCACCCCAAATCGGACATTACGGGAACTTTCAAGAAATCTAGCGGAGGTACTTGACTCCCCGTATGACAGGCCATTAGCCTGAGACTGTCAGACAAGCACTAGGGGAGGAGCGCGATGAACATTCATCAGGCAACTGAACTGCTGAACGCTCTTGCCGCCAGCGAGAGCAAGGTTCAAATTTGGTTCCGCATAGATGGGATCAATGAGCCACAAGCACTAACTCGTGATGCTGCTCCACTCACCGCTGTTGACGCCTTGCAATCTGTCACGGCATGTCACAACGTCGCAGAAAACTGCGGAAAGACTGTCACGTTCAGCATTTCCCGATTCGAAAACTAAGCAGCAGGCACTAGGGGAGGAGCCGTGATGAAAGCAACGATCATCAGCATCCGCAAGACCAAGGCTGCCGCTGAGCGCGAGTGCGCTTGGTACGCCTCAGCGGAACCGATGAACCAACGCGTCATCAAGCACAATGGCGTTTATCTCGTAGTTCGTGATTGGCACCCGTCTGATGCGGGACGTTCGTTCGATTCAATAGATCTATAAAACACTGAGGAGGAACCCGAAATGAACGCACGCGAATTCGTTTTACAGCAAGCCAAGACGCTTCGTGAATACGGAAACGAAGTCACTATCAGAGACGAGGGAAATCGCATACACGTCTGGTCCGAATCAAAAGACACATGGGGAACCAGTATCGGAATACGAGCATTTCGCAACGGCATTACTGGCCGCTGGAATTTCGCTGGCGCAAGTTTCTACACACGAGGTCAAAAAGATTTTGAGCGCAAAACATACGCACGCGTTCGCACCGCCGTAATGATATACGGAAACTGAACAACCACGACCGAAGGAGGAAACACAAAAGACCCCCGGCAAACACCGGGGGTTTTTCCTTTACGCCGGACGAGTCACACCCGACCGCAACAACTTAGACCACGCACCACAACCACACAACAACTTCGGATAACGCGCAACCCGCGAATAAACAAAACCAGCAGGCACAAGATCAGGCGAACCACACGAATGACACGCAGCCGGGTCACCCGCAAGCAAACCAAAATGCGGACCCTTAACCCAATTCTTCACCTGAATAAAAAGTTGCTCAGTGATAACAACATCATTCACGTTATAGCGTTTAAACTTCTGCCACGCCTTCTCATCCCCCGCAAGCACACGATTCCACAACTCCTGACCGCCAGTATCCAACTTCGAATCCAAGCCAAGAGACTCAGTAATAAAACCAAGTTTGTTACTCATGAACTTCGCGCGCGACCGAAACACCTTCAACAAATCCACATCAACCCACGGAGACGGAGGACCGAAACCAAGCAGCATCCACTCACGCTGCAAATGCGGAACATCAAACTTCACCCCGTTATAGGTGACCACACAATCTGCTTCATCAAACAGCCGCCACGCCAACTCCAAAAACTCCCGGCGACCATCATGAAACTCCGACCCAAACAGGACACGCCGCTCATGAAACCACTTCGCCGCGAAACACAACACACGCGACGGCTCCACAATCTGACTAGGCGCAATATTCTGATCCCACAAACCCCACACCCGCGCCAACGCCGGAGCCGTCTCAATATCGACAGTCAAAATCCTAGGGACGCGGGGACTCAACCTATCCGCTAACGGCACAACGGCACGCACCCTTACGGTGATTCTCAACAGACTTCGTATGCACCGGAAAACCCTCCTCAGTCAGAGCAGCCGCAATAGTCGAATTCGACAACCGCGACCGGTCACCCTTCGGAACCGCCAACACATCCAACAAAACCCTACGATCAGACACCGGCAATTCGCCAAGAATCACAGCCACCCGGCACGGCAACCCCGCACGAGACGGCACCGCAGAACCCAACCGGTCAGCAACACTCAAAGCGTCCCCCGGGGATGCTCCTCCACAAACTCACGAATACCCGCCGCAGCGAGCGCGTAATTCTTGCCAGCCTTCCGTGCGATACCAACCACCTGATGCCACCACACCAAATCCTGACGAACATCCACCTTACGGTTCGTCCAATCCCGGTGACGAATAACCCGGTTAACAGGCAGCGACCCCGGACCCCGCTTCATCGCATCCAACAGCGACGCACACAGCACACCCGTAGAAACAATCTGCTCCACAGTCATACCACCGCGAGAACCATTAACAGCCGGATGCTCCCCCAAAGACTCAATCTCAATCCCGTAAAGGAACCGGTTCCCCTGATCCCTAGGCACAAACGGACCAGCAGGGAACTTCCACGGACCACCCGCACCAGCATGATACGCGCCAACCCCCGACACAACCTCAACCAAACCAGAACGGTTCACCAAGAAATGACACGCACGAACCGGAGCATAAGGATTCGTGTAAACAATCCACCGCAGCGAATCAGTCCCGGCAGTGTGATGCAGCAGCACACCCACAAAATCCGACCGGCCATCAAACGGGTCAATACCCGGAGAATCCCACCCCGCCACAAACCCATGACGCAAACCATGAGCCTTCAAATGCCAAGCCAAACGCTTAGGCGAAACCCTCACGAGTCAGGATGCGTATTAGCGAACGCAAGACCGCCGATAAAAACAGCATTAGCCAAACCGATCAGAGCCACAGCCAAATCGTCACTAACCCACCCGGCAATCACCAGCACCGGGATAGTCGCAGCAGAAACCCCATACAGGTATTTACGCCACTTAGTAGGAATATTAGGCATTGGTTCTCCAATCAGAAAGTACCGTCATACCCGTATTCTTCTTCAAGGTCCACGCTAGTTGTCCAAATGCCAAGCAACATGATCATCAATCTTGGCGCGCACGTCCCGCACGTCCTCCTCGATCCTGTTCAACTGATCCTTCACCGACGTTCCGCCATTCGGCTGAAACGACTTGTGCAACGCCACCTGTGCGCGGATCAGCCAGAGGATGCCGCCGAGCGCCGCTGTCAGTAGGACAACCACCGGCACAAGATCAGCCGGAGCGTCAAACGTCATGGCTCGATCACCTCGGGGGTGTTGCCTTCCGCTACCCACGCAAGAAACGCAGCACGTTCAGGACCGTCATTCGACTCCACGTTAGGGAAACCCACCGCGCCTTGTTCAGTAATCAACTCAACATACTCAACTGGTTCGCCAGTAATAGAGTCTGCAATCTGCCGTATCCGATACATCACAACTCCGCACTAAATCCGAGATAAGCCGACGTGGTGTTATTACCGATAAGGAGACTTGCTCCCCCAGCGGTAAGTCCAGATGCCACCGCGTAACCGACATTCACCCCGTCAGGTGTTGATCCGGCACCGTCAAGAGTAGGCAGCGCGTTTGTCGCGGTTACGCTGTTGCTTCCGTGATTCACCGCATAGTGAGACGCTGTCCCAGACGTGTCAATCGCGGTCGGAGTGACGCGCATAGTGACCGGGAAGTTCACGAGAACACCGCCTGTTGTGGTGCTTACGCTAAAGCCGCTGCCAAATCGCGCGTATGCGCCGTCACGCTTGCGGAAGTAGTACCGCTGGCACTCCCGCAACTCCTGACCATACGACTTGAACTCAAAATCCGTCGCCACATCACCAGTCTCCAACTGGACACCCGTGATCTGCCAGTAGTTGTTAGTGGCGGCAGCAAGATTTGTCTGACCGACAGCGTAGTTCGCTGCCGTATAGGCACCCCACGTTGTCGCAAGCGTCCCGCTAGTGAAGTTAGATCCAGCACCCAAGTACCACGCAACACCAAGCGAGGCAGCATTGTCGTTATCAAACGCGCCAGTTGTATCAGCGGGAAACGTGACGGTCTTCTTCTCCCACGTCGCACTCGCGCTAATCGTGTACGCAGCCGACACCGAACGAGTGTTGTCAACGTCATACAGATTGCAGGTGTACGTTCCCGTCACATTGCTCTTTACCCAAAACGACAACGTAAGTTGCTGCGCTGACGCAGTACCCTTAGCGATCCGCTGCACATCCTGACCCTCAAGCAACTGCTGAACGTAGGCTTGATCTGAGGCAGCCGGTGAAGCGTCCGCAGTTGTCACAAGCATCTTGAGACTCTTGCGCAGGCCGCTGCCGGTTGGAGCATCGTTCTCAACGCTCTGCGTCCAAGTGCCAAGGCTTGAGGCGTTGAAGTACCAGCGATCAGCCGTGTAGTACCCGCCAGCCGTGATGCTCGCCGTAGACGTGCCACGCTGGGACACCTGCATAGCACCGTTATAAAGCAGATTACGGTTAGGTGAAGGCAAGCCACCCGTCACATTCCCAGACGAGTCAATCGCCAAACCACCAACAGAAGCAGCAGCATTATTAACTGCACTGACACGTAAAGTGCTCACGACTGGCCTCCTAGCAGCGCCGCAACCTCAACCTCAGACAAGCCAAGCGATGCCAACTTGGCGATAGCAGACTCACGCGCAGCAGCACGCTCCGCCTCAGCGGCAGCAGCAGCGGCCTCAGCGGCGGCGTAGGCGGCAGCGTCAGCGTCACGCTGCGCTTGTTCTTCCGGCGTGAAGTCACGTTCCGTTATCTCGCCTGTAGCGGCGTCAATAATTAGAATATCAGCCATATCTAATTCCTAATTCCATATACGCGCAAATTTCCGGTAACGTTACCCGCAGAACACAAAAGCGTGAAACCTGTGTACGAGGTTGTAAGTGAATGGTTTCCGACATATTGACTAATGGTTGCTCCGGAAGATGCGTCATAATTTACTCCGGTTGCAAAATTCGTTTCCGTCGCAATAAATGGTCGATATACGTACGCTCGAATATCACAACCTTGCGCGTCAGTTCTTGCGCTACCCAGTCTGCTTGATGTTTGCGACGAAGATCTTGAACCCGTTACAGTGGAACTTGAAACTTCCAAATATTGAAACGTGTAGTTCGCTGCCGTTGCGTCTGAGCCGGATACCCGCATCCTAATGGCTACGTCAAGTCCCTGACTGCCAACAAGATCATTTAGCAAAATCAAATAGTTATTGTAAGTTGCGGAAAAACAATTATCTACCGAAATGGTTGACTGCGCCGAAAACGTTGCGTCGGTGATCTTCACCAACCCGCCAGCCGTATTGATCTGCGTCTGGATAGCGGAAGTCACACCATCCAAATATCCCAACTCCGTATCAGACACCGTCGTATTCAGCGACGTGACACCCGTCACGGGACCAGAACCATTCAACACGATAGGCATTACGGACCCACCTCAATCAGAACTAGAGTAGAACGGCTGCTGTCATGCTGTACAAGAGCACCAGTCGCATTAGCACCATTACGAAACTGTGTCTTGTAGGTTGTTGCGGAAGTTGTCGCAGGTTCGTCAAGTATCGCTGCGCCAATCGTTCCAACGCTGTTCTCGTCCGTTGTTCCGGTATAACCACCGACACCAAGAAATATCTGGGTTGCGCCACGCAACATCTGGACATACACGGCGCTACCAACATTGGACCCAACCTTGTAGCAGCCATTCTGCGCTAACAAGACAAGAATCTTGCTAGACGTGGACGCGGGTGTAATCGTCGCCGTCAAGCCAGTATCAGCGTAGACGTTTGTATTGTTCTGGGTCTGTGTTGCCGTGCTGCCGTACACCACTTGCAGCACCTTGCCGAAGCCAAGCGTCGGCAGCGTCAGCGAAACATCGCTACCTGTAGCGGGTGCGTCTATAGAGACGCTGCCGCTAGTAGTGCCATTAAGTTTCAGCGTCATTTAAACCACCGTCCAAGTGCTGCCGGAAGGAATCGTGACAGTCGCGGCGGTGCCGATGGTGATAGGACCCGCGCTCATCGCGTTATTACCCGAAGTAATGGTGTATGACGTGGTGACTGTTTGATCGTTCTCATAAAAGATTTGATCAGTCCCACCACCCTTAGCACCAGCAGCAAACGGCACCCATCCTATCGCCGTACCGCCATAATATTCAAGGGAATCAGTATCCGAAAGATAAGTAAACATGCCTTCCGACGGAGCAGCAATAGCCGACCCGCGTGCGGCAGTTCCAGCGAAAACCATCACAGTTTGCTGCATCAGGAACGTATCAACATCATCAGCAGTCAGGATTTCGCCAGCCGTGAAATCCTTAAACCCGGCACCTGCCATTATCTTCCTTCCCTAGAAACCCAACGTGTTCTGATCCAAGACACCGAAAGTAGAAGAATCAAGAATCAGCGCACTCAACGCAAATGATAAACCGAACTCGATCCGGTGAGACGCCGGACCAATACTGTGATCAATGCTCTCAATCACAGCCGCCTGGCGGATTTGACCACCCACATTATTCGGGGTGTACCGGACAGTGACAAGATCACCCAACTCCAAGTTGAGAACCGTGTTCTGCTGCTCCGTTGTCAAGCCTTGAAGGTTCACGCCAAGTTGGTTAAACCTGAGCCGTGGCACCCCGTACAAGGTGAGCAGCCAGTCCGCCAGTGACTCAGCCTCAGCAACACCATTCAACATGCTGTTATTTAAACTGTATGTGATGATGCCGTAGTCGTCCTGACTTGCTGTGAAATCAACCGTCACATTATCGCCGGACAGGAGATCAATGTTCACGGAGTTCCGGACAAGTTCCGTCCCGTAAGCAACCTCAATAGCGTCAAATGGGACACCAGTTCCGTCGTCAGCGAAAATGGTGGACGTGGATCGTTGTAGTTCGCTGCGGTCACGGAACGTTAAAACGCCGGTTTTAGAGATGAAAAGGAACCCGGCCTCATTATCTTCAACAGAACGCAAATATTCTAAAGCGTTTACTGGCTGCGGGTTGACAGTGCCACCGATAGCCTCACCGATGAAGTCTGACACGCCAGTCCCGATGCTGCGGCGAGCAGGAGACCAGCCGATTTCTGGCCGGTCAAGAATAGCGGTGATCCGCTGGCCGGATGTTTGAGGAACAGCAGTATGCGCCGAGATCGTTTGACGCGCCAAAGTCGCCAAACCGTCCGCACTCTTAGCGACAGCCTCACTCATACCATCAAGTGAGTAAAGTAAATCCCAATCCTCAACTTGACCATTAAACTGTGCAGCGCCGTTACACAGGATTTGAACCTGTTTACGGGGGACAATCTGGCCGCTGTATGGGGAGACCGATGTTCCAGCCGTAGGGTCGAATGTGCGTGCGCGGTTATCTAGAACAATGGTGGCCGCGCCTGCATCCACGTTTTCTAGTTCCTGTGAACGTCCACGAGATATAGAAACACTGCGCACATATTGGGTTATATCTTCAAGGAATTCACCAGCAAGCGGGTAAATACTCGTAACTGTGCCGCCGCTGAGAACACCTTTCGTAGGGTGATTCAAAGTGAAGAAGTTACCGGAACCGCCAGCGGCAAGATCGAAAGCAATCTTGACTTGTGTGAGTGGCGTGTTCATGACCGGACCGTGATCGGGATTGCACCATTCCTACGCTCATACTGCTTCAACACGTCCACTACCTGACGGCCAACTTCCGCACCATCAGTACCCATACCGGCATTGACAGTCACATTTATCATGCTGCGTCCACCACTAGCCAGACGATCAAGAGGAATAACGACCTCCGGACCAGCCTCACCTACCAGACCGATAGTAGGCTTAGTGACTAGACCGCCATCAGCGAACGGGTACGGTCCAAACATCACATCCAGATTCCGGCGCAAAGCGTCAATGTCTGGCATATCCTGAACCTGAGTCACCGGGATACCGCCACCGCCGACAGTGACAAAGAAACCATCACCGCCGGGAACCGACGGAGCAGCCGGAGCAGAAACAGCGGGACCTGATGGACGCGATGGGGTAGACACGTTCACGCGGCCATTGATGATGAATGAAAGTTCTGCCTCTAGTTCGTTAATAAGGTCGCGCATTTCCTTACGCGCCTTCGAACCCTTAGCCAGCGTCAACATGAACCCGCGAGCCATAGCAATAGCCGACCGGATACCAGCAGCCTCAAACGTCAACGCCGCTTCACGCGCAATCTCATTAGCGACATTGTTGTAATCCTCAACAGCCTTATTAGTGCTGTCAATCAACTCCTGCGTCTGACCACGGAAGTAGGCATCCACAACCTCAGTGCCACGCTCATAACCCAAATCCATAATCTGCTTCAACGTGGTCTTATTCAAACCACGCCGCATCAGGTCAAGCAGTTTCGCACCGAATTCCTTAAACCGGTCAGCCTGAGAAACGAATTCCTCCACGATCCCCTGAGCGCCAGTACGCGCAGCATCACGCGCCTTATTGTGAGCAGCCTGCAACTCGCCAAGAGTACGAATCTGCTCCTCAGTCGCCTCCTCCGTCAGATCACGCCGGTAATTCTCCAACTCAGTAAGCGTGTCAGTGACAGCCTTCTGGCGCGCAGCGTAAGCCTCAGCAGCATTACCAATATTCAAGTAACCCGCGATGGTTGACTTGAAACTTTCCATCGTGTCACGCGATGCTTGCAGTGCTTCCGTGGCACGCTGACGCACATTATCGAATCGCTTTTGTTCTGATTCGGTGAGTTTGTCAATCTCCTCTTTTGCCTTCTTCGCGCCGCTACGCGTCTTTTCGTTTTCTTCCCTGATCCTCTTCAACGCGGCAGCAGTAAGATCAGCACCCTGCTCTAGACCCTGAGTGATAGCCGACGTGACAGTTCCGGAAGTTGTCCGCATGTCACTGAGAAGCCGACGAGATTCAACCGCCGCCATGAGAAGTTGCATGACGCTTTGCGCCGCAATCTCAGATTCCTCACCGATTTCCTGCGTAAGATCACGAACCGTTGGAAGAGTGTTTCCATATTCGATAGCCGCAGAAACCGTACCAGAAATGGCTGTGCTGAGACGCTCCTGAGCCATGTGGGAAAAACGATTGGTCGCAAGTAGGTAACGCGCCTCTGCCGTATATTGACCCGTGGAATCGCGCAGTTTATCTATAGACCTGCGGGTTCCCTCAGTCTCGTCACGGAATCTCTCTTGCGCTGTGGCTGCCTGCTCCAAGTAGTAGATGAGAGCAGTAACACCAGCGATGGCCGCAGCGAATACCAGCAGCCGGGTAGACGCGGCGAGACGCGTCATCGCAGCAGACGCAAGATCAATAGCGCGAACCAAACCAAGCACAACGGTTTGATAAACACCCATCGTTGCGATGTTGATAAAAAGTGCTGTGCGCTTCAGCAGTAGCGCGGCAGTAAATGTGCCGACCGCGACAGCAGCAAACTTCAACGCCTCAGCATTATCACGAACGAACTGCGAGAATTCACGAACCGTAGTGCTTAGATTCTTAAACGCCGGAGTCAGCATGTTAACCAGAGCCTCGATGAGAGGCATCAGCGCAAGACCGATATCCTCTTTAAGGTTGTCAAACATGACAGAGAAACGCGCTGTGGCTGTCGTGGTCGCGGCAGCGACACCACCGACCTGCGACTCAACCTCTTGAAGGATCAACTGCTGAGCGCGGAGAACCTCGCCACCCTCCATGAGGGTACGAATCTGATCCTTCTGCTGCTCACTGAAAGTCACGCCAGCACGCGACAAAGCCGTCATCCCACGGATGGGATCATTCAAAGCCTTGCCAAGCATCTTCGCCGCAGATTCAGCATCACCGAAACCGGCAGCCGCCAAATCCTGAGCAGCCATAACCGTGCGGTCAAAGATCGCCGCGACACCCTCACCGACGTTCCGAATATTCTTAAACGTCAAAATCAGGTTAGCCGACTGTTGGATTAACTCGTCATCAACAGCAATCTGGTTACTGATCTTCTCCGACAAGTTAGCGACCTGATCGGCAGTGACCTGCGCCGCGCCACCAGTAGACTTGATAATCTGCGCCGTAGCCGCGTTAACCTTAATCGCTTCGTTAGCCTCAGCGACAGAATCCCGCAGCACATTCCCAAGAGCCTGAATCCCTTGGAAGCCGACACCGAAAGCGGCACCCAAAGCGATAGCACTTTTACCGATGTTCCGGAACGAAGTAGCGAAACCCCTATCAGCATCAGCAGCAACACCGGCCATCTGACCGATCTGCTTCTGCGCCTGCAAAAGTTTCTTATTATCCCAATCCGCAAGCAGCGAAACTAGGACAGCCGGGTTTCTAGCCAAGTCCTGCTCCTAACCTTGCTTGCGCCACCTTCGCGGCATGATGAGCGACAGTCTCAATAGTTGTACGCGCGTCACTAATGTTGAAATCCTCCGGCGAATCGTAGGCACCCCACACCAGACGAGACGCGCGACGGCCAGACTTAGAACGAATATTGTTCACGAAGCCGACACCGTTACCGTAAGTCCAACCCGTCTTAGGGTTGATCCCCGGACGAGGTGGCGCGCCATTTGTTTTACGGCCAGCCAACTCCCAAATGACACCCGCAGCCGTAGTGTTCTCCACACCCGCCACGTTCACGATGATGCCGCCACGCTTACGCCGCTTAGCCGTAGTCGTCTTGATACCGCCGCGAATAGTGCCGGGGTTGTAGCCGCCGCGCCAGCCACCCCAACCGGACAACCCTTCAGGGTCCACCATGCCGCGCGCCTCATTACGCAGCCGGTCAGCCTGACCCCTCAGCACCTTCAAAACGTCAAGCCGTAAATCGTTATCAAGGTCTTTCAACACGTCAAGCGTGTTACGGATACCCTTGATTTGGATTCCCACGCTACTCCCTAGAAGCCTTCCGGTGCTGATAGGCACGCCACCGCAAATACCGTTGCATAGTGACAATCATTCGGTCTGACTCCGCGAGGACTGCACTAGGTGGAATGTGAAACTCGTAAGCGAGATGCACAATGTTCCACGTTACTGATTGCTCTCCAAAGGGACAATCTGCTCATCCTCGCCAAACTCCACCGTAGGATCAGTGGCGTCTAGCCATTCCTCGAACGTGCCGACATTCTTGTCACGCCGCTTAACACTGTGCCACGCAAGCCAATAAACATCCGTCAACATGAACTGCTCTTGGAACTTTGCGACAGACTTATTAAATTGCGCTTCGAACGCGACGAGATCAGCGGCAGAAATCTTAGCCTCTGCCGCTGACCCGTCAGCGTACTTAATGCGTAGGTTCATTTTCATGGCAGGAACTCCCTAACTAGCAGGAATGAAAGTTAAGCGGTAGCGCGAGTAACAGCGCCAGTGATCGGAAGCGAAACGCTCACGGTTGCGAGATCGCCAACCGCGCCAGCAATCGGAGTGTATTCCGTCACCAGCACGTCAAAGCGGTATTCGGGAGAGGTGGACGATGGTGCAGCGGTTCCACCCGGACGGACAGCAACAGCGACAGTTCCACCGAGGTTCGGGAAGAACAGTGAATCAATGCTGCCAGCCGCGAAATCCTGATGAAGTTCGAAGTCAACCGTACCCGACTTCAAACCACCCACACGAGTCCGGTAACCACTGGTTCCGAAAGCGGTGGTTTCCACATCGTCAGCCGAAACGCTGATGGTAACGCTCGCACACGACGACGTGATGGTCGAACCGGCAAACACAATAACCGGATCAGTCAACACATACTTAGCCATTCAAATGCTCCTTACGCATAAACCGAAACAACAAATTCGGCTGATAGATAGGTGTTCTCACTTACGGTAATGCTTGTATAGTTCCGCATTTCCGTCACTCGCAAGTCGTCTATTTTGCCTGCGAGAGTCCTGTCACTTTCAATAGCCTTCTTAACGCTGGTCGCGCTGAGAGGATCACAGTAAGCGTCTAGTGCGTTCTGCGCGTTCCGGTCAGACACCCGACCGACAATCACCAGCACAGTGAAAGTCATCGTGTCCAAGCCGCGCGCAAACGAAGTATCGAAAAGAATTCCTTGCGGCATCACGACCGCTATCGGAGGTTTCGGGTCATCCGGTACATACGCGCTAGTCCGAAGTCCGGTGATCGTTGCAAGGTTCGTTGCGATACCGGAACGAATCTCACTGATCGTAGCCATTAGGCAACGCCGGGAGTTGTCTTACGGAACGGCATCAGCATAGCCTTAATGTCGGGGTCAATCATGCCGACCCTGACGGCACCCATCTCCCCAAACCCAGCGACACCTAGCGGACTGGCGTAGCGGGAATACTGCCGGAGACTCTGCAAAATGCACGCCTGCTTCACGGCTGCCGGAACGGCAGTACCGAAACCGAAAACGCCAGTGATCTTAACCCCGACTTCCCCAACCGGGTCGTAAGGGAAAAGGTAGTCACCGACAGCGCGGAGCCGCGTCACCGGGAAAGACAAGCCAGAAGCGGTACGGTTCAAAGGCTCCAACTGGTAGTCGGCAGCGGTCCACGTCTCATCGTAAATACCGTCAAGACCGGCAGACGTTTCAACCGTGATAGCGGTCCCCGCCAGATCATCCACCTCAACCACATACGCGTTCGACGCGGTGAAGTAGCGGACCTCAGTACCGGCAGTGAAAAACCTGCGTTCACAATATCCGTCAATCGCGCGAGACGAAGAATCAATAGCGATCTCTAGAAGGGAATCATCCACACTATCCGAGATGCGCGCCGCCGCTTTCACTTCCTGCAAAGACGCGTAAGGATTCGTTAACGCCATTAATTCGCTCCCAAACTTTGAACCCAATCGAAAATGATTGATCTCGTCGGTTCCGTAGGTGGCTGAATCTGTGACGGATGCTGACCATAATTGTAGTCAACACGGCCAGTCACAGAGAACCGCGCACCCTGCCACGCGCAGCCAACCCAAAAACCCCAATCCTCAAACGGAGACAAAGACTCCTGAAACGGAATCGCCTCCCATAAAGACCGGCGAAACAGGGAGCCGCACGGAACCGGGTTACCGGAAACTTCAAGAATCTTCTCACGCGACTCCACCGAAGGAATCCACGCACCGCCGTACTGCCACTGCATCCCGAACCCGATAACATCCGCGCCATAATCCACGGATAAAGCGTGAGGCAAGTAGCGGTCATCCGCGCCGATCCACGCCACAAACTCAGAATCCGTGGCCGATACAGCCGCGTTAACGTACTTTGCCAGCGAAAACGGCTCCTGCATCGGCACAAGCCGAACATTTATCAGCGTGTCGGAAATCGCCTCAGACACGGTATCCGGGTTAGTGCAGGCAATAACCACCTCGTCAGGCTGCCGAACCAACCCCTCAACCGACTCAACCCAACCCGGCAAAAACGCCTCATAAGTATGACAAGTTGTGATGACCGCGACAGTCACAGCCAACCCCAAAACTTCCCAGCCTGCGCCGCCAACACCTCACCTAGCGGACCATCATCCCTACGGCCAGCGTTCCCATTCGTCGCAATCTGGCAACCAGCAGCCTCAGCCTCAATCAGCGTCCGGGGACACGAATCGAAAGCCTGCGGAAGGAACACAAACCACTCGTGCGCAGCCATAGCATCCAACACCGTCCGGCGCGGAACACCTGACAACTCAGTCAGCGACAGTCCGCGAGAATGACACCACAGCCGCGCAGCCATCAAACCCTTCTGTGGATGATTACGCGCCGACCATAAAGCCGCGCTCATCCTATCCACTTCAGGGAAAACCAAATCATCAATATGGCCGTGACACCATTGGGACACCACCCCGCACCACTTAGCCTCAACCGCGCTATGCGCCTGAGACATAGTGACAAACGGGTCGGCCAACTGAAACAGACGCGCACGCTCCGGATGCGGATACTGCTGATGGTGAACCCACACAATCGGTTTCAACTCAGCAAGCCGACCCATAGCCTCCGGAGAAAGCAGATCAGTACCCGTGATAATCACGCGGTCATGATCAAGAGCCTGCTCCCAATCGTCAGGAGCGAACACGTCAACAGTGACAGACGTGGGAGCCTGACCAATCATAGCGGCATCAGTCAACTCCGCGCCGCCAACACCACCCGGAAGCAGCCAATCAGCATCATCCGTGCGCGGCAAATGGTGAGTAACCCACGCCACCTTCACGGAAGCATTTCCAGATACGGACGCCAATACTTGTCATAAACCAAGTCAGCGTCATAGTTCTCAACAATGAACTTACGCGCCTGCGCAGACTTCTCACCCTTACGCTCATACGCCTGCTCTAACGCGTTAACAATGTCCTCCACAGCGGGAGTGTTAAACCACGCGTTTTGAGCCGCGTCCCACAGCGGTTGACCGCGAACCTTCCAGCCATCCCCAACTAACTCCGGCTGCGCGGAGAAGTCAGAAACTATCACGGGAACTTCGCAAGCCTGAGCATCCGCGACCGTGATCCCGAACCCCTCGCCTAGCGTGGGAGCCAAAAGAACATCAAGGCCAGTCAGGATACAAGCCAAAACATCGTCACCGATACCTATACGGTTCTGGTACTGGTTCACGAACTTCACCCGCGAAGCATCCAAACCACACGCCGCAATCAGCGGGTCAAGCGGAATCCCACCCATCCCACCGAAACGCTCAGTATGCATATACAGAACAGCATCCTCATGCCGTTCCGCGAAAATAGCGAACGCAAGCAACTGCTCCGGAAACGCCTTGCGGATAGGTGACGTACCCTTATTAGCGTTAACGATCCCCACCACGAACTGATCAGGGTCAACCCCCATCAACTCACGGCCAGTCCGCGTATTACCTACGTCATCCGTAACCGAAACCGTAGGTTTCATAACCGAAGTGTCAATGGCGTGCGGAATATAGAAATGATCCACACCAGCGTCAGTCATCATCTTCGAACCGAACTGAGACATAGCAACAGGATTCACGTTCGGTTTACTGATGAACTCCAAAACCTTTGGAGGAATCGGCAAATGATCCACCGGCACCCACGAGACAACCGGCATCTCATCCCAGCGGGGATGCGTATAAACCCACACGTCGTACAAGGTGAATACATACGGTCGGTGGTCAGGATGCTGACGTGACCAGTCCACAAAATACGGGTGAGCCATATCGTTTGAATACGCATCAAACCCGCGCGGGAAATGTTCAATCCCCTCCCAATCGGAGGAGATCGCTTCTAACCCGTAGTTAGCGGCGACGACCATAGCGTGACCGTCAGCCACCATACGTTTAACCACTTGCTTCGTTTGCGTGCCGTAACCGGTAGGCGCAAACGCCGCATTAGAACACCACACACCAGCAATCGGCGGGACACCATTACGCGCACGCCTACGCTTTTCAGCGCGGTTCAATTTTCCTCCCCTTGGCAGGATTTGGCAGGAAGGGGTGCGGTCGGTCCTGCCTCCGACCGCACCCCAGATCATTACATCAGACGACTAGGAAGCCGCGCCGATGTAATACTTGACCGCATCGGACTGACCGAGGTCACCCCAGATACGGATGGTCAGACGGAAGCCGATCTGATCGGATGCGAAGTACGCATCGTCAGAGCGCGCAACCTCAATGCCGCCAACCTGACGGACATGGTAGGAACCGAACCAACCGAAGAGAACCGACTTAGCGGAAGTCGCAGTTGCAGCGATATCCGGATTCTCAACGATCTCAATTCCCATGAACGAGTCAGCCATCCCAGCAGTAGCAGCCGGAACGTAAAGGTACTGACCAGCAGAATCCTTCAACTTCCGGACAGTACCCATTGTGGAGCGACGCATCATGAAACGCGCACCCTGACGGACATACGCACCATCAACGCTGTGTGCGAGATCAATCAGGTTATCCGCAGTCGGAGCGCCAGCAACACCAGTTCCACCAGTGACACCCGAACCAGCAGCAACCGAAACCCCGTTGGGTTCGGTCGTACCCGTTCCAAGAGTCAAAAGGTTATTCACCTTAATACCGATGGACGTACCGAGAGTACGACCGAGGTAGGAAACAATGTCGATCCCTGAATCTTGAAGCAACTCACGGCTCACCTTCGTCAGAACCGCCACCTTCTCAGACTTCAGGGTCAGAGAAGTGAACGTCGGATCAAGAGCAGTGATCGTGGTTCCCTCAGCAATCGCGGTAGCCAGCGGACGAGACGACTCCACCGGAACCTTGATATCCTCGCCACTCGCGGTATTCAGGAGCGTAACAATCCCACCGTCCAGCATCGGACCGACAGTGACCAACTTCTCCTGAATAACATCGTAGAACGACTGAGGCACGACGGACGAATCATCCGAAGTATTCAGGTCACGACGCTCGAACGTGTAGGAACGAACCTCACCCGACACGAGTTTGCGAATCATCTCATTGTCAGACGAACGGAAAGCAGCCTGCGCGCGAACCTCAGGAGCATCCACCAGAGATGCCTCAATGTCCTTAGCGCGAGCCTCAGCCGCCTGAAGGTCACTAATCCGCTGCGAACGCGAATCAATATCCTCATTAATACGCGCGTACTGCGCCTCTTCCTCAGCGGTCAGGTCACGACCCTCAGCCGCCGCATGATCAAGGAGAGCCTTAGCAGCGTGCCACGCCTGCTGCCGCGCCTCTACCTGACGCTTCAAATACTCCATTTGAGTATTCCTTTCGAGTAGGTTTGATTTATTACGGGTCCGCAGCGGCTCCGCTTGCGGGGATCAAGTCGCGGCTCCGCGACAAGAAAACTAGAAAGCCTTCGCCAAAAGTTCCATCTGCTTCTGTAGAACGCTCAGCGGAATCTGAGGCTCAGCGTCAACCGTCTTACCGGTCATCCGGTCCACCACGGTCCTAAGCACGTTCGCCTGATCGTCGGTCAGTTCCCCAGCCTGTAGAGCGTTCATCGCGTCCGTGAGTTCCTGCACATCCATGTCGGTACGGTGTGCGATAGTTTTCAGGTTCCGCACTGATGCTGTAGTTGAAGGGTACGCGGGAACGCCGCTGACCACAGAGACCTCATGCAGACGCACTTCCTTCAATGTGCGCTCATTACCGTCAGCACTCCACTCATCCTTAACAGTGGAGAAACCGAAACTCATCCCGGTAATATCGCCACGACGAATGTGATACGCGACCGACCTTCCGAGTTCGGTATCAGGTAGATCAATCTCCACATACCCACCCTCCGGACGGTCCTCAATCCGCAGAGTCTTAGCGCGAGACGAACCAAGAAGCAGTTCATCGTTATGGTTGTAATAGGCACGCACGTCATTCCGTGACTTCAAAGTCCGGGTGAAGGCTCCGGGAGCGATACGCTCCGTAAACGGCAGCGGCAAACTCGGCTCCATGTACCGCCAAGCGAAACCACCGAAACGCATCCCATCCGGCGCGTCACCAACCGCGCGGATTTCAGCGTCAATAGTGCGAACCTCAACCGAACCCATTTCTTTCCTTTCGTCGCGGATACGCGCAACTTCAGACTCCAACCAGCGGCGAGCCGGACCGGGGTCCAAAGGGTTTATCCCCCATAAATAGTGAGCCACAGCACCCGCACCCGGCCACTCCGGATGATCGGGGTCAGAATTCTTACCAGCCTCTAAGTCAACAGCGTGACGCGCACCCCACGCGTTAGCGCGCACAACCTTGTCATCACTCATGGTTCCGTCAGCCATCAGACGCGCCTCACGCACAGTCTGATCAGTTAACCCGTCACCGCCGAAACCCTCACGCCGCAACTCCAAACCACGCGCGGCAGCGTCACGAATGTATTCCGGGATATTGTCAACACGCTCAGCAGTAGGCTCCGGCAGTGGGTCAATCTTCGTCAGGGTAGAAAACCGGTGACCAACCAGAGTTTCCGTCGCCATCCACCCGTCATCCATCTCACGGAAAATACGGATCAGCGCGGCAGGATCATCCTCGCTCGCGTTAATAGAAAACTCGCTGTCAGGAATCCCTAACGTACCTTCGCGCATAATGTGTTCAATGCGACCGCGAGCAGTGCCACCGCTAGAATCCCAGCGGACGAAATCGCCAAGTTCAAGTTCTCCCGGCTCAGCACGATCCTCATCATCCTCAATGTCCTCCATGTCCTCATAAAGGTCATCAGGGTCAAGGGTCAGGAAACCAGCAGCCTCATACGCGTCCCGCGTGTCATCGTCATTCTCGAAAACATGCGTGACCCGGTAGTCCTCCGCGATGCGCTCCGCTTCACCGATCTTAAAACTGATCGTATCCACAGACTCTTCAGGACGCATGAACATGATGAACGGACGCAAACCGGCGTTACGGAGAGTAGTCATCGTGGTTTCACGCTGCGACTCAACACGGCCAGTAACAATGAACAGGTCACCCGGCAGACCATTCACAACATCAATCACCGCGCGGATAGGACGCGTCCCGTTAAAAACCAGCGTGTCATCAATGTCAGAGATAACCGCGACAGCAGCGTTAGCGACCCGCTCACCACCCGGCTCCATACCCTCAGCGATACTCACCGCCACCATCTGATCAATCGCCGCCTGCTTAGTCGCATGGCAGCCGATAACCTCACCGTCCTGCTTCTCAACACTCCACCCGTTACAGTTCGGGTTTTCGTCTGAAATGAAGTACGGCACTAGGTCACCACCTGACGCATAACGCTGAGTTTTGTTGGCTGACTTGAAATAGCAAGCAAATTATCTAGCGGGTCAACTTGCAGAGTAATAGTCTGTTGCGGTCGCAGACACAAAGCAGACCCGATAGTTACGGTTCCGTAGTTAACCCAAATATCGTGACCGCCATTGAACTGCTCCGCGAAAGCCAGTTGAAATGCAACCTCAGTACCTTGACCGCCGTAATCGCTGAACTTCATCACATACTGCGTATTAGGCGCGAGGGTGTGAATCTTCACCGAAGAAAACACGCCGCCACCCTGATTACTTGCCGGAACATATTCCGTGCTAATAACAGTGCCGCCAGTAGGACTAGTCGCGCCAGTCAAAACGGATTCATAAACATCCGACTTAGTGCGGTCAAGATTGTAGGCGAGAACAGTCCCACCCGTGCCATACGTTGCACCTTGAATCAACTCGGCAAAAACCGTAGAAGTTTCCGCATCAATCTCGTAAAACTGAAACTGTGCGCCATGCGAGCCGGTACGGATAGCAAACGCTGTCGAGCCACTATTAGTCAGCGTGAAAGTTGAGTGCGCAAGAAACACATAACCGCTACGCGTGTAATCCTCCGGATTCGGTTCCGGTTGCAGATTCGTTAAAGTGATGTGCTGACTATGCACGCTCGGGGGATGCACTTGCGTAGAAGGTGAACCAATACTGAGGACGTTCGCACTAATCGCCATTACAACCCCATAAGCGTCAAAATCTCCTCCTCAGCAGCCTGACGCTCAGCCACCGAATCCCGAACCGGGATGACAACAGGAATAACGATCTCAGCGAAACCAGTAACGAAACCATCCGAACGCGAAACCGTCACAACCGACGATGACGCTTCAAACGATCCCGCGACAGTAGAACCAGATGACCGGGACAAGCCGCGAACGAAACCAACAAACCGGAGCAGAGGAGCCGCAGGGAGATACCAGCGGCCACCACCCTCAGACGGAGTAGGAGCCGGAGGTTGCGGACCTGAGCCGGAAACCGAACCGGAAGAAACAGACCCGCCAATAACAGAACCCGTTAAAGCGGGAGAACCAGAAACCGAACCGGTATCAGTAGTGATACCAGTCACGACACCAGCGAATCCGACCGCACCAGAAACGGACCCCGCCGAAGTCACCGAACCAGCGACAGTACCGGTGTTCCCCTCAGCACCGGTCACGCTGCCGCTAGAAACCCCAACACCCGACACAGAGCCGACAAACCCAGCCGCGCCAGACACAGAACCGGCAGACGTTACCGAACCAGAAACCGAACCAGAGAAACCCTGAACACCCGCGACCGTCCCAGATGAGACAACGGAACCAGAAACAAAACCAGTACCGAACCCACCTAGAACATCTTCATTTAACCTGCCAAGATCGGAACTGTTAAGAGTGAACAGACCCGGCATGTCACGTCACAGATTCGGACAGATTCCCCGCACTAATCTTGTAAGTGCCGTTAGTGGCATAGGTCTGCGAAGTGTCAAGCGCACGCGACCCGTAGAACGTTCCAGACGTGGCAGCCGACCAGTACCCAAGATGAGTGATCGTCGTGCCACCCGGCACGTTAAACGTGATATCAGCAGACGATGTAGCCGTTCCGTTACTCGCGGCGTTCCACGAAATCCCCTGACGCGCATACGTCCCGCCAGTCACCTCACTCGTGCCACCCGTCGAAGGGTCAGCAGTATGAAGCGACGCGTAAACAGCGACAGCCGTCAACCCCGAAACCTGAGCATTTTTACCCGCCGCGACAAGTCCGGCCATTACTCCTCCACAATCCTAGAAATATTGCCGTGCTTATCGCGCTCGATCCTGCGAGCCTTATTCTCAGGAAGTGTCACGTTAACCACCGGAGACGGCATCGCGCGAATAGCATCCGACACTGCCTCCGCGAACTCAGCCGGGTCCATGCTCCGGGGATACACCTCGTCAATATCCACCGGAGACTGAGCAGCCTGAACAGCGTTCTGCAACTGCACAGACGGCAAACCGGTATGCGGAATGTTCGGCAGACCCATAGCCGCCAGAGATTCGGCAGGATCGAAACCGGCAACGATAAGACGCTGCGCCATGAGAACCCGCTTATCCAACTCAACGACGTTCGCCGCGCCAAGATTCACATTCGCCAAAGACACCCGGTACTCGTCGCCACCCTCCACGCGGTCCAAGTCCTCCAACCGGTGAATATCGTTAATGGACAGCCAGCCGCCTTGCATCGCCTGAGAATAAGCCGTGTAACGGTCCTGCAAGTTAGCACGCAGCAAACCATCCACATTAAACTTCAGGAACGCATCACCAGTCAAAAGCGGCGAGTACGCGCCTTCAATCTTCGAAATCATAGGCAGCAGCGTGTAAGTAACGAACTGCCGCGACGACTCCTCAACAGACGCGTAAGACATGGCACCCTGTTGCGTGGATTGCAGCATGTGAATTGGGATACGGAAAATCCGTGCCACCGACTCCACCGCGAACTGCTGTTCCTCAATCAGTTGAGAATCATTCGGCGGGATCGTAGTTGCGTTGAACTTCGCGCCACCAGAAAGAATCCCCGGCCTGTGAGCCTTCGACAAACCCTTATGACCGCGCTCCCATGCGTCCTGCAAACCCTTAGCCTGCTCAGCAGTCAACTCACCGGGATACTCAATAACGCCACCGACGGAACTACCGTTACCGAAGAAAGCCGCAGAAAACTGCTCCAAAGCCTTAGCAAGTCCTAGAGTTTCCTTCAACTCCGTGATGCGTGAAGTCCCATGCAGCGCACCGGGAAGCCTAAGGTCAGTTATATGGACAACCTCGTCCTCACTGAGAATCGTCTTACCGTGATCCACCTGATACTCAATCCGGCCATCAGGATTACGCACGACACGGAAACGGCGCGGGTCCATAATGTGCAGCGCGATCACGTCACCGCGAGCGTCAAACAGTTTCCGCGTGAAAGACTCGCCATAAATCAGCAGCGAATAAATCATCATCTGGTAGTGGTCTGCGCGCTGAATACTGCGGTCAGGTTCCGGCTGATCAACCCAAATAGGCTTAGGACGAAGAGCGCGACGCTCCGAACCGGCACGGTAAAACGCGTCAAGCGGCAGCGTAGAAATGCTGTCAGCAATCAGACGCACAGCAGCAAAAACCGGAGCGATCTTAATAGCGTTCTCTTGCGACACCACAACGCCTGCCTTAGTAGCGGCAAGCAAAGCCGGGTCACCGATCTCAAACAGTTTTTGGAAAGTGATAGCGCGCGACTCCGGAGGAGTAAACAGATTATTCAGCACGCTTACTCCGTTCCAAAGCAATTCCCGTCATCATCAGAAAAACCCCGGCAGTTATCAACCCTGCGGGAATGTAAATCATGAAAACCCCGGCAGCCGCCGCGACCATGCCAGCGACCTGCAAAACAGCGACCATGATTCCCCTCACGCGAAAAACTGTGGCACCGGTTGAATAGTTTCCGGGACCTGATTAACGGCACGCTCCACCGCCATAATAGAAGCAACAGCCAAGTCGATGCGCCGCGCAGAATGTTTGGTTTCCTTAACAATCCTCGTGCCGCGAGAATCATTCTTTAAATACGCGTTAGACACATGGCGCGTTAAAGCAGGGTTCCCGTCATGCGTTAACCGGCGCGTCAACACCATGTCAGTGAAACGCTTCGTCGCCGGAGTCATGCGAGCAGGAGACTGCGGGAACTCCGTCACAGGAAGATTCTCGTCAGCCAAAACTTCTAGCGACCGTGACCACAAGTGTGGGTCCGCAGTGATCTCACGGACACGCCACCTGAGGCAAGCCGTCCGTATTGCTTCCTCAACGTCAAGAATCGGGACACGCCAGTCAGCCGAAGTCGGAGGTTTCTCCCAGTGACCCGCAACAGTCACATGCGGAAACTCCCCAATTTGCACCGCAACCAGCGCGGTACTATCACCAGAAAATGACCCATCCAAGCCAAGCACCACATCAGAACCGTCAGGGATTGAACGCGAATCGTGGCACTCGTCCCACGCCGCCTGAGGCAACCACTGACCCTGCAACGAAACCGGACGATTAAACCAGTACCGTTCCCATTCCGCGTGCGAAGTTTGCGGGTCCTCATATGACGCGGCGATGGCATCCAAGTCCATCCAATCCGCAGCCGGACCGTAAACCTCGCGCAGTCCCTCTAGCCGGTCACGTTTCTTCGAAGCGTCATACTTCGCGGATGCTTGCTTGTGGTCAAACAGCAAACCAGCATCAGACAAGCGACCCTCACTAATCGCCTGCGCGTAACTGTGAGTGGACTCCGCTACCGAATTTTCACCCGGCGCGTACATCGTAGAAGTTTCGAGCATCCACCCCGAAGCAATCTTACGTTTCAGCAGGTTACGCAAAGTCACCTGATGAAGCCGCTGCAACCTCGGCAAAACCCACAAATGCGTTTCGTCCGCGACAATAAACGTAGACTTGCCGCCATCCTTTGAAGAATCAGCAGCAGACTCCGGAGTAATCATCCCGCCACCCGGCAGAAGAATCCGCGTCAACCCCGCATCAATCCCCGGATAATCAGACTTCAACCGGTCAGACGAATTACATATAAACCGGATAGCGTCATATGTATTACCGGCCTGACCATACTCCGTAGCGAAACACAAAACCTCAGGATGCTGAACCGGACGACCCACCGGCTCACCCTCATCAAACCGGTAACCCCACGCAGACACCTCGCCAGCCTCAGCGAAATGCGAAAACCGGCACGGACCCACAGCCTCAACCAAAGCAATAAACGCCGCTAGTTCAGACTTAGCGCGACCCTTCGGACGAGACAAAACAGACCGGCGAACCCGACGCTTACCCGCGTCATCAACCTCGTAACACTTCACCAGAAACGCGGCAAACTCATCATCCAACCGGACCGGCTCACCCTCAACATCACCCGGACCATGCACCAGATAATGCTCAACCCAATCAAGCAACTGATACCCAAGGCTAATCACTCAGACACAACCGCCATGAGTCGCGCCTTACGGTCAGAATCCACGCGCGCCGGTTCCGGCACAGAATCCGAAACCTCATCAACCGCAAGTTTCAGACGCATCCGATCCTCAGGAGTCGCACCGAACTTCGCCACCCGAATACGAACCTCAGCCGCCAGCGACGTATCACCCTTAGCAAGCGAGTCATACAGGAAAGCAGTGTCCTCCAAAAAATCCCAATCCGTCTCACAAAACGTTCGCGCCTGAGCCGACCCCCGCCACGTCAACCACCAGCGAACCGTGCGCGGATGCCAATCATGATCAGGCAACTCCCGGCCACGCAAAACACCATCAGGCACAACACGCGTTAACTCAGCGTCACGACGCTTCGTATCAGTCTCACGCGCACGCACCGGACGCGGAGCAGGACCACGGCCAGCCATAAAACCCCCAAACGCAACGAAATCCGAAGCACACAAAAAATGTTCAAAACAACAAAAAACCAAAACGGACATAACAGGACAAACTAGGACGACAAACCGGACAAACCAGACTTATGCATCGTGAAAACAGGT